GTGATTTGTTTTTGAAAATCAAAAAAATTTGGCGAAATTTCAACTTTTTTCCTATTTTGAACGTTTGTGTTGCGTTTCTTCGCTAGGTATTCCGCGCCGCGCCGGCTATTGCATTTGTGACAAGCCGGCACCAAATTGTCAATGTCATTTGTTCCGCCTCTATCAACTTCAATGAGATGATCGGCGGTAAAAGCTTTCGCGCGCTTACACCAGTGACAATACGGTTCATCACTTAGGATTTGTTTTCTGTTGGCTTGATAAACCGGGTCACCATATTGGTTCATAATGTGCCGGCGCCTTTGCACGTTCCGCAAGCTTTGATTAGATATCCTTTGTTAGTTGTCGAAGCGTTCTTGCCTGATCCATTGCATGTTGTACACAACGTGACTGTCATAGTCTTTAGTAATGTTTGTGATTTTTTTACGTCAATCTTGTTAGTTAGTCTTTCCTTTAGCGCCTGATTTTCCGACGTCGGTTTTTCAGGCTTCGGTCTTGATGGGTTCGTTGAAGTTATCCACAAGTCATCAACACTTCGGTTTTGCATTGGTTCGTCATAAACCAACCATTCACTAAGCCATTGACCATTTGGGCGTTGACGCTTTACTAGCACCACATAGCCGGCTTCCTGAAGTTCGTTCATGGCGCTTCGAATGGCGTCGCGGCCTTCCGTGTTCGGGTACGCCAACCGGTCGGTGTTAGTTCGCCAATGATCGGGTTGGGATAGCAGAAACGCGAGGATTCCGCGCGCCCGGTAGGTCAATTGTTGGTTGCGGATTATCTCATTATTGATGATGGAAAAGTTACGTTCAGGGCGTGGGGCACGAATGATGGTCATTGGGTCACCGCCACATGGCTTGAAAGGGCGCTTAAACGGTGCGAGATGTTCAATAAGTCGGTTGGGCGCCAAACGTAGCATTCGGCACCGCCGGCGCGTAGCGCGCAAATCCAAGCCTTTTGGTGATCTTGTACGCGCCCTAGATCCGTTTTAAGTTCGGCGAAAATGACACCGCCGCGCCCATCATGGTTTGATTTGACTAGCACAAGGTCGGGAAACCCTGCTTCGCCCTGAATTGGGGTTGCCCAACGCCCATTTGCCATTTGAACGGCGCGTGAGTGTTGAACTTTCCACCCGTACATTCGGGCTATTGAAATCACTTGTTGTTGGAAGTCTTTTTCTTTCATTTTGTCGGGGTTCTTTCTGCTATGGGTTGAAATAGGTTCTTCGATACGTGCCGTGAATTGTCCGGGTCAAATTTTGATGGGTCACCTAATCGCCAAGCTTCATCACAATTCAGGAATCCCCAAACATTGACAAGCCGAAATTCCGGTGGTATAGGGTGCGCGGCAAACAAGATTTGGTTCTTGCCTAAATCCTTTTTAAATACCATCACACTTTGATTGTTTTTGGATCGGCGAACTTCGATGTTAGTTCCGACGTCGGGGCGGCCACGATACTTTTGGTGATCTTCGCGCGCCCAAACGTGCCCGGCCCAATAACGGTTTGTTGCTTTAGCAATTGCTAGTTCACAAATGGCGGCGGCCATGTCTGCCGTTCGCCTGTCGTCGGTGTTGTTGTCTGTTCGGTGTTGGTAATGGTTGCCGTCGGTGTTGTACCAATTGGCAATGAACCGTTGGTTGCCAACATGGCATGCCCACGCGTATTCAAAGGGTTCAAGTTCAACAATCATTTGTCGCCTTCTTCGCGCCAGGACCACGAATAGCAATTCATAGAAATGCCTATGTAGTCAATTGACCGTTGTTCCCATGAAAAGTATTCGCCGGCGTTGGCGCGAACCATTGGGGAAATTTCCCTAATGTAAATGTTCCGCATTCTTTCTATATCCCAATTACGGCCAACGAAAACAATGTGAATTTCACGGTCAACGGGTTTCACACACACTTCGTAATAGTCGGATTCTGTCAAGACGCGCATCACTTTATGTCCGCCAATGTTTTTAGATGGTCAATAAATCGGGCCATTTCGGGAACGGTCATTTCGGGGGAAATTTCCGCGTCGTAGCCTTTTTTCTTTGCTAATGATTTGGCAAAGGCAATTTGTTTTTCTGTCGCCAATCCACGAACCGGTGGTTGGTTCGTTGGTTGCTTTATGTAGCCATAGGTTTTTTCTTGTGGTTCGGCTTCGGGGTCAACGATTGCGGCCGAAGGGTGGGCGTGCCGGCTTGATTTTTCCATTTCTTCCGCGCTAGGCCGAAACCCTTTTGGGCTAAACCCTAGATTTGCTAATGCGCGCCCGATTGCGCTTGTTTCGCATGTTTCTAGTAGTGACGCGCGCGGCCCTGTCGATATGCCAACGGTTTCTTCGGCGTATCCAATGGCGTCGGGTATCACGCTTTTAATGTCGCGGAACACTTCGGCTTTGAATATGTATTGCCGGGCGGTGCCGTCGCTGTTGCGGTGGATTGTGTGCAATTCGGTAAGAATGCGGCCTTCGGGGTGCTTGTCGTAGAAACGGTGAATGCGGAAATCAACGGGTTCATAATCTGCCGGAAACATTATTTGCCCCCGGTAATTTCGTTGTTCATGCCTTTTAGGAAAATGTCGTTGGCGATTTCTTGCCAATCAATCGGGTATTCCTGTGCCTTCAAATAAGCGGCGGCTTCAATAAGAAGCTGTGTATCTTCGTCGGGATCATTGAACGCGCAATTGTAAAAAATGCGTGCTTCAATCCGTTGTAGCAGGTCGGCCCTTAATGATTTGTTTTTGTTTGTCGGGGTCATTTTCTTTTCTTTCTTTGTTGGTTATTGCGAACTTTTGGTTCCCCACGGTGCCCAACCGGATTTGGTGTAAATCCAATAGGCGGCGCGTAAGCATTTTTTGGGATTGAATAATTCAACCATTGTGTTTCGAATCAGGCCGGCATGCTTAAACGTTAATTTCCATGAACCGTTCAATTGGGCTAAACAATATGAACCCGAATATGGGTCTTTTTTGTTCCATGCGCGCGGAAAACATGACGATTCGCGCGCCATGATGTAACTAATCTTTTTGAGATTGGCGCCTTTGAAACCTGCTAATCGGGCGGTTGTTTCGAACATTGGGCATGAAGTTGGGCGCGCGTTAGCGGCGGCGTTTGTGGGTGTTGCAAGAATGGCGGTGGTCAACACGGTGACCATCAGGCGCTTAATCGTTCTTTCCCGGTAGAGGGATAGAAAAGAAAAATGGGGGGTTCATTTGGTGCCTTTCGTGTCGGGTCGATAGGTGGTAAATGACAACATAGCCGAAATTAATCGGGTGTATGTGGATTTAGCCAAAACCTAACAACCGGGTGTTACATGGGGCGTGGAATTGCTTTCCAAGCTTCAACAAACTTGTTGGGGTTGTCTGCCATTTCGGGGGTTAATTCAACATGAAGCCATAGGCCGCCGCCTGAACCGCCGTTTTCGGTTGGTGTCCAATCTTTCCAACCGGGTTTGCCGTTGCGGTCACAACGCCAACCGCGCCCCCATGTTTCACAACCTTTTTTGGTGGTGCCGGCGTAATCGTGAACTTCTTCAATTCCAAGCTGTTCATAATTGGCGACTAGCCAATTGGCCCATGAGGCGGCCGTGGCCTTGTCTTTGTAGCCGATATCGGCGGCGCGCCCGGTGGCGTGTACTGATAGCCGATCCGATCCGCGCATGTTTCGAACGGCCCATGTTCCTAAATTGGTGAAGCCTTTTTTGGTGATGATGTCCACGAATTTTTCGGTGCCGGGGCGTTTGCCGGTGGCGGCGCCGTCTGTTGTGCCGGTGTAGTTCATTCGTCTTTTGGTTTCTGTTTGTCTTTGAGGCCGTTTGCGCTAAGTAGCCCGGCTAGTGATCCGGTCAAGAATAGAAGTAGCGGTTGCAATGTGGCCCACGCGCTTTTGTCGTTGTCTGAAACTTCTAATGGTTGCGTGACAAATGCGAGATTGTACAAAAGGAAGCATGTTGAAAAAACAAATGTGAATGACAACGCGCAACCAACAATAAAAATTAGTCGCGCTTTGATTTCTTCGTTTGTCATTCTGTCGGGCCGGCGCGGCGGCGGAATTATAGGCATTTATCTTGAACCATTCGACTAGATCCAACACTTGCCGTGTCAACGGTAATTGTTGTGGCCGCGCGCAACGCCTTATTTTTGGTCAACAACGGGCAATTGACGCGTTCACGATCCCCACAAGCTGTGAAAATGCTTAGAAACAACAACCCAACAAAACTAAGGCGCCACAACATCAAACGCTTCCATTTCTGCTAATTCTTCCGGTGTCATGTCGCGCACTTCTTCGGTGTTTGTTTCATGGTTGACGGTAGTTACTTGTGGTGTCATTATGAATTCCTTATTCCGTATATGTAATAAGTTATGGCAAGCGTTGGCGCCGCGGCAGTTGTCAATTGAAAGCCGTCTATGGCTGTTGTTACCTTGTTTGAACCTGATTGAATGGTTTGTCCCAAATCTGTTGCAGTTATTGGGTAATTTGATTGCAGATTAAAACTTGTGTAATCCGATACTTGCGGATTGTAAATAGTCATTGTCACATTGGTTGGATAGGTTGGGTACATTGCCGGAAATAAAGCGTATTGGTCAGAACGTGCCACACCACCAAAAGCCGTAGTTCCATTTGAGTTACCCATTGAAACGCTGTAAATGTTGTCAGTCAATGTCGCGCCAGTTGCACGCCATCGCAAGTAGACGGCAGACCCACTAGAAGCCGTACCACGAACAACAACATAATAATTTCGATAAGTGCTAGTAAATACGCTGTCAATGTTTATGGTTGCGTTGGCTGTCGGCGAAGCTTGGGCAACATACACAAGTCCACTGTTTGCTAGATAAGTGTTTGTATCCGACGCGGTAAGAAGTTCGCCGGTAGTAAACGTTTTAATTGCCATAAATCAAAATCCTAATCTGTTGTTATCAAGGGTGCCATAAAGGGTGTTGTTGAGAACCAAATAGGCGTTGGTGTCCTGTCCCGACATAAACACGGTAATTCGGGTTTGTTCGGGTGTTGCGTCAATTTGAATTCCTTCAATCACGGTGTAGTAAATACTGCCGCGAAACCCTACTTTCCCGTTGGTGTTAATGGGAAGTTCAATCAAAGTATAAAAATCCGCGTTGATTGTTCCGACGTCATAGCGTGGGATTTGTTGAACGTCGGTCAACGTGATTGAAGCTAATGTGCTGTTTTTGGATTGGAAATTATTTAACAGATAATTTGCATGGTCGGAAGCTTGACTTGTTGTGTAATCAAGGGTTGCTTTGTCCCAACCGTAAATTGGGGTTATTGATAGCGTGGCGGTTTGCGCGGCTAAACCTTCCGGGCTAATGGTCACTTTGTTGTAGTAGTTGTCGGCGCTTGACCGAAATTGGATTGCTTCGTATTTCATTTGGGTTGTGTATGGGGTGGCGGTGCCGTCATTGAAAACATATTCTTTTGCTAGAAGACCGGTGGTGTTTCTGCCGTACCAATACAACGTCGGTGTGCCCTTGAAATAAGCTTCGCCGCCCCACATTCGCGCTTCTTCGGTTCGGGTTATCAGGTTTGCTAGTTCAAAGGCGTTGCCGGTGTAGGTTTGCGCGGAACCGGTAGAACGGCCCCGAAATTGTGCAATGGCTAGGCCGGCGGCCGTGGCTAAGTTAAGAATTTGATCTTCGGTCAATTGTTGGGTCAATGCGTAATTGACTAGTTGCGCGCGGCCCCAATCTGCTTGTAATCCTTCACAACTAATTGTGACCGAATCCATGTTTGTTACAAATCCGTAATTGATTGCTACGTCTCGAATGCGGCCAACAAAACATGTGAATTGATCTTTGCCTACAACCACACCGGGTTTGTAAATGTAAAGAATAATTTGGTCACCTAATTTTGGGGTGGTTGTCCATGATGAAGGAAATTCGCTAGAGATTTGGGCGGATTCAATTGAATAATCGTCAATCTGTAATTGACGGCCACGAAAGATTGAAACGGCCGTGACACTAGGCAAGGCGTACCAAGTCGCGCCCTGTTTGAATTCTGCCTTCCAAATTGACGGTTCGGCCATTATGCAACCCTGACCGGCAATGGGCCGTTAGAACGGTTATAGCGGCGTAACGCGTCAACAATGGCGTTCGGGTCGCCGCCTTGAATCGTGATGTTGAATGTGTTTCCTAGCGCGCCGCTATTGCGGCCGCGCAAGGGAACTACGGCTTCGGGGCCGCGTTCGCCGATCATGGCAACCGTTGGGGCGGTAACAATGCCGCCGTCGGCCAACATGGGAATATTTGGAACATCAAAACCTTTTCCGCCTAATCCGGGCACCCAATCGGGAACTTTGAAAGAAAGTTTGCCAACGGTGTTGTTCCATACTGAAGCAATGCCATTGAATAAGCCTTTGTAGATTCCAACTAGCGTTTCAACATAACCGCGAATTGCCGATACAACGGCGCCAAATCCTGTTTTTAGGCCGCCAAAAATGCTTGTTGCCAAATCGCCTACCGATTGCAACCCGATTTTAATTCCGCTCCAAACAACCGAAGCAACCGCGCCCAAAAATTCAAAGTATTTTCCAAGAATGTTGAATTTGGCTTGAAGTGCAACGACGGCCGCGATAAGTGCTGTAATGATAATTGCACCGGTAGCTACTTGTAGGGCAGTAAATGATGTTGCTAATGCCGCGTTTATTGCGGTTGTTGCTAATGCTGTAGCGGCCCAAATTTTATTTGCTGTATTGATTGCAATAATTGCTACGGCAATTGTTGCTATTGCGGCGCCTATTGTGACAAAAGTTGTTGTGTGATCTTGTGCCCATTGTCCAAGTTGGTTCAAAAAAGGAAGAACGGCTTCAATTGCCGGCAATAAGGCGGCGCCAATGGCTTCTTTAGTTTCGTTTAATCCAATGCCCAATTTTTTGAATCGGCCTTCGGCCGTGTTTGCGGCGGCGGCGGCGTCTCCCCCAAAGGTATCGGCCAAAATAGACATGGCGCCTTCAACGTCAATTCCGGCCTTAAGAAGTGATTTCATGCGTGGATCTAAGGCTTTTAATCCTTTGTCGTTGCCGGCGTAAGCTTTTGATAGGGCGTCGGAAACGGTGGCAAGGTCTTTGCCGGTGCCTGCCGAAATGTCCAACGCTAATTGAAGGCCGTCTTGTGCTTGTGCTAGATCTTCGGTACCAATGACAAGTTTGGCTAATGCCGGGCGTAGTTCGTCGTCTGCCGTGGCGGTCGTCATTGAAAGTGAAAAAATAAAATCTTCATTTTTTTTGATTGCCGCATCTGAAGCATTGGTGACGCCCCGAATGTTGCGCGCCAATTGTTCTTGTGCGGCTATATCTTCTATTGCGGCTTTAGAAAAGTTAATTGCGGCCGCGCCCAAACCGACTAACGCGGCGGCGGCCGGAACGGCGGCTTTCTTAATAGCGAATTGCGCTTTTTGTCCGGTGGTTTCAAGCTGTTGAAATTCTTTGATTGCTTTATCAATGCCTGCCCCGGCAAATTCGGTGATGATTGGGATTGTTATAGCCACGGATTATTTGCCTTTCATAAGCCGGTCGGCGGTTTTCATTGCTTCGAAGGCCAATCCTTCAACGGCGTCTTCAACTTCGTTTTTGTGTTTTTCATACGCCGGCCACATGACGCGTGACGGTTTGCCCCATTTGGCGGAAAGGTTTCTTGACATAATGCCGTTGCGGCCCATATCAAAAATGGTGTCAACCATGCCCGACCAACGAATAAAGAAAACGGCAAGGTTGCTATTTCGGCCTTGAAATTCTTTAACCTTTTTACCCGAAACGCCGGCCTTAACAAGTTTAGTTGCCTTGTTCGAATCCCACGGCAACATTTTGAAACCGCTTTTGGTTGTCCATGAATACCGCCAACCCGACAATGGTTCTTTTGGAATGTTTGCTTTTGCTTCCTGAATAACCGGGTCAACAATGGTTTTGTATTCTTTAGTGATTCCACGCCGCAATGATGGTTCAAGTTTGTTCAAGTTCTTTAGCGCGTCTTTTAGCCCGACAATTTCAATGTTTGTTGAAACAGTCATTTTTGGGCCTTTCTTTGCTTATTAAGAACATCAATTGCGGTGTTCAAATCTTGGATTGTAAAACTTATTTCCGGGGGCCAATAACCGGTTTCGATCAGGATTTCCGCCAATGACCGGCTTATTGATCCCCGTTGGTGGGGTTTGCGTTATCGCTATCAACAACTTCAAGTTTTACAAGCTTCTTTAGAAAATCGTCTAGTTGTAACGGTGTCGGAAACCCACCCGTTTTTGAAGCTTCATGGGCAAGGAATCCCAATTGTTCAATTGAAATACCGTTTGCAAGATCAGAAGCTTTAACTTTATATTTTCGTTCTAATTGGACTATGTGAAATAAGTTGGTTTCAACGACAAAATCATTTTCACCAATGTTGACATTTATAGATAATTTCATTTTTTCCTTTGCACGGTTAAGGGATTAAATCAGGGGGTAATGTCTCGAACCCAAGTTCCATTAGTGAACGACAATGAAGCAACGGCCAATTCGCCCACCGTTGACATGATGCCCTGATTGGCTTCAAGTGTTAAATTAGAAAGTACAAATTCGGGGTTTGAAGCCGTTTCAGAAGTTCCGGAAGGCGAAATAATCATTGAACAACTGCCGGCGGTTTGAATTGCCGCCATCATTGTTTCGACTTCACCGACGCCGTATGAAAGGAACAAATCCATGTTGACAGATACGGTTTGTAGGCCTTGAACCGCGCGGTGCCCGGTGTCGCCAAATGCGGTTGATTCCAAATAATCGTATCCAACCATGACTTCGCATTTTGTGCATTGGTCGGAAACGTCATAAACGGTCGGGCTTGCCCCTACTGAAATGTTGATTGTTGCATTGCCTAGAAAAGTGGTGGTTGCCATTTCTTGTCTTTCTCTTAGCGCCGTTGGGTAGCCACGGCTACGGTTAAATCATAGGAAGGTATTTCTTGTCCACCAATGTTTGTCAAGCTTGGGCGGCCTTCCAAAACATCAATGGTTGGGGTGTCAATAATTGTGTCGCATGTTGTGTAAAGGTAATCCACGGCGTCTTGGTTGCCGGGTGGTGCCGCCAATACGCGCAATGTGAACGTTACTTTTGCAACGTTGTAAGTGAAGGAAGTAAAAGATGGGGGTTCAATTAAAACCGTCATTGGTCTTGCATTGCGCGAATCGGTCACGGTCACAATTCCTAGCGCCGCTAAACGCGAAGCAAGGGCGGCTTGCGATTCTGCTAAAAAACCTGTCGCGGCCATTAGGCGACCTGACTACGGTTAACGCCTAGCAACCGCATGATTTCGCCCATTGATCCAATTGGCGCGCCAATTCCCATTGATTCAAACGATTGAAAGGAATCGACACTTCCACGTTGCCTATAAAGGCTTGCCGCATAGATTGTTAAAGCAAGGGTTGCGGCGCTGTTTGGTGAATTCGTAAGCCCGTCATGGTATCCGGCCTCAACGCGCTTACGGAATCCCCAACTGTTACTTGCCGCCGTGCAAGCAGTAACAAAGGCCGTGTCATTTGCGGTAGCTGTTGCAATGCCCAAAAAATCCAACACGTTTTGGTTGACAATCCAAGTGCATGTTTGGGTGTGCGTAATCGTGCCGGTTGCGGCTTGTCGTTCCGAATCTGTCCCGGATTGGTTCACTAATAGTTGATTTAAAATGATTACGTCGTAATCAAAAAGATAATCGCCGTATTCGTCAACGCCCATAAACAAGTATTGGGGAACGTCATAAACAACATAGGTGCCGTTGAAGGCCGCGTTGCCGGTGATTGTTATTGATTGACCAACCGCAACTTCGGTTGGTTCAAGGGTTTGCAAAATAGCCACGTTGTCTTTGCGTTGCGTGTGCGTAAGTGTAAACGCGGCCATTTTGCAATATCCCTTTCGTTAGCTAGGTCTAATTAAGCCTGTGCAATTTTCATGAATTGATTTGCATCAACCATGATTGGCGCAAAGTAACCGCGCCATGCAACCGTGCGTGAAAGTGTTGAAGCACCCGAACCGATATCGGCGACAATTGCGCCTTTCTGCTGTTCATAACAACGGAATGCACCGGTAGCGGCCGCGCCAACAATCGTTGTCTTTGCGGCAAAGTTTGTGTCAACTACTAAACGCAAACCAAAAACGGAAGCTTCGCGGCCTGAAGGTGTCATTGTTCCAAATGCGTTCATTGGCCCTAATTCCGGGAACAATGGGCGTTTTGTGGTGTCGCTTAGTGAACCAAGCTGTGCGAAAACGTCACCGGATACAAAAATGTGATCCGGTAGGTAATTTCCGCTTGCAAGAATGGTGTTCGCGCATGCATACACTTTTTGAATCCAATCGGAAGGGTCGGTTGTTGCAACGTTTCCGGTTGTCTGTGTGGTGCCTGCAACTAGCGCGTCTGCCGCTACGTCGTCGGTGAAAAGGGCGTATTTTTTGCCCATGTCTTCAAGAAGGCCATTCAAAACTTCGGGATCCGACCAATCAATTGAAGCTTCGGATAATTCAACATATCCGCCGTAGATACCTTTAGTAACTTGAATGTCGTCAACAATGAATTGACCGGCAGTAAGTGAGGTGTTTTGTGTTACCTGTTGGCCCATGCTTGTATGCGTGGTTACTTTCGGGATAATGAACACTTTTCCGCCTTGTGGCATTTGACGCGCGCCGATTGCATCAACGACAGGGCGCAAGCCCTGGATTCCCGAATAGAGGGGCGGAACAATGGGGGTCGGAAGCAATCCATCAAGGTCACTTGTCGTGACATTTGGCGCGGCGGCGCGAATGCGTGCGTTAAATTCTGCCGCTACTGATCCGCCTTGTAATTGTGCCGCCAACCATTCGCCGGCGGAAGGTAGAACAAATTCGCGTTTTGCTGTTGCAAAAATTGGGGTTGGTGTAGTTGCCTCGACAACTTCGGGTGATTCACTCATTGGAATTTCCTTTTCTTCTGTGGGTGGTGTTGGGGTTGAGGTGGATTCTTCTTCTTCTTGTTCATTGGGTACTTCTACCCAAACGCCTTCTTGTGTACGTTGGGCCGTGGCCGCTACGTCATATATTCGGGCGTCGGAAAATGCCCCGGCGGTTACAAGACTGATTTCGACAAAATCGGCTTTTGAAACAACCATTGTTCCGTTTTTGTCATATTTGAATTGGGTTGGAATTGCGCCTACGGAAACCGCGTCAATAGCGCCCATAGTTAAAAGGGCCATTGCGTCATTTGCGCGCGTGTTGTTTTCGGCAAGCTTTGCGGTAAACATCATTCCTTCTTCGGTTGAAACCCGTTCGGTAACTAAACCAATCGGTAACCCGGCGTGTTCTTCAAGAAGTTTTGGTGCCGGCCCTGTCTCAGGAAGAGAACCGGGAAGGAACCTAACAACTTGACCACCTAAAACCGTGGCGTCAACATTCCACGGAACGGCCAAACCGGTTATTGAACGTTTTGGTGTTTCGGCGTTATCTGCCGCGCAATCAATGGAAACAAACGTTGCTTTTAAGTGGATCATTCGGCCATGTCCTGTTGATTGGGCGCCGGTGTTGGCGCGTTGGGTGATGGTGGTTCAACCATGACGTCGGGCATGATCAAACTATCGGAAAGGTAACTTTCCAAATCAAATTTGACGTGGCGGCCGCGCGGCAAGATTTGGTTCATTGAAAGTGTTTCTTGAATGCAATCAATAAATGGTTTGGCGCCGAACAAATAGAGATCTTGCCTAGCTTGTTGCGCGTTGTTGTATGTCATGCCGGTTGTTCCAATCCCGACCATATATGGCGGAATGTTGGCGCAACGCGCTAGTTCTAGGGCGCTGTATTCGCGCGCTTCGACTAGTTGAAGCTTGGAAGGATCACTAGAGAATTCGTGCCATTCGACAAATTCGTTTAAGGCGCCAATGCTGTTTTGGCGTCGGGCGTTAGCCCACGCGCCGGCAAGTTCGCCCAAATCTTCGGCAGACATGGGTTCGCCACCCTTTTGTTGAAGGTAGCCGGCGGCAATTTCTGTTGACGCGAAACGTTCCGCGGCCTGATCTAACCGAATTGCAATGGTTGTAGCGCGCGCGCCCTGATACAAGAAGCCGGGTATTGGTGACAAGAATTGAACAACGTTTGTTGAATCCATTGGCATACCGTTGAACATGATGTTGTCCGAAGGCCCGAACCATTGGGGGCCGGATTGATCCATTGTCGAAATATTCGCGGTTGGGATCCATGTAAACGTGGCCGGGAAGCTGTTGGAATAGCGCGAAGTTATCGCCCAAAACGCGCGGCCGTGATAGAAGAGATCCCGAAAGGTGTTGGCCATGATGAAGTTACGGGTAACGCGTGGGTCGGGTTGCGAACACCATGATTCACCGGGCACATAAATTTCTTCGTATTCTTCGCCTGTCCATTGAAGGGTGTATTGCTGTAAATCTAAGCACCCGATCATTGACGCCATGAGATCAACGGCACGGTTGACGGTTGGGATTGATTGGGCGCGTTCCTCTAATCCCCCGACGGAATATGTGAGGAACTGCCCAACCTGTGAAGAACCGGCCGCGGCCTGAACTTCACTAACGTTAACCGCCGGTGCGGTGACCTTTTTGGAAAAGATAGCCATTTGAAACAATCATTGCATTTGCAACAACAAAACACAATGGCAAAAAATAAATATATGGGTTGATTACCCACCCGTTGCCATAGCCGGCTTGTTTTTCCATTTGGGGCGTGAAGCCAACGCGGCCGCCCAAATAGTGCAACGCGCCAACGTGATTGGGCCGGGGCTTTTTTGTGATGAGAGAACAAAACCTTGTTGGGTTCGAACACCAACCGCGCGGTTCATATGTTCGGCAAGCATTTGTTCCCCGGTATGAACTAGCCGGCCTTCGTTCATCATTGAACGAATAACGGCCGTGTGGGTCAATAGTTCTTTATAACCAACCGTTACTTTTTTGCGGTATTCCATAGGGGCCATGTCATGCAATGCCGGCGTCAATGCCAATGTTTCAAGGGTTGGGTAAACTTTTTCTATCTCTTGCCACATTTCGGCCAACGTGTCCACAACAAATGCAATGGTCACCCCAACTTTGCCGTCGGGCATGAGAACGGCGCGTGTTCCGCAATACTGCTGTTCGTCAATTGATGAATCGCACGCAAGAATTCCGCCGTCGGGAATTGCCGGGATTCGAAGCTTGTCAAACAAGCCGGGTGAAATCCATGATTGGCTAGAAGAAATCCAAAGGTTCAAAAATGCGCGATAGAAAGCGCCCCGGTCGGGTGTTTGTGAATCGGCAATGAGATCTTGAAATTTGATTGTGTGCCCCAACGCCGGGTTGGCCATGTGCCACGTTGCCGGGTCATTTTCCCCACCGGGCGGCGGTGACCATTCCGCGAAGTACAACTTGCCGGGCGTGTTGGTGTCGATAGCGCGCAAACCCTGTTCACGAAGTTTAAGCATTGCTTTTGAATCTTCCGAACCGGCCGTTGACCATGCCGAAAACAAAGGTGATTTTTGCGCGCGTTGTGCCGGGATCAAACCGTTAAAGATGACGTCGTTTGATATGTCCCAAATTTCGTCCGCAATAACTAGCGAAGGTGAATAGCCGTGGCCGGCCGCCGGTGTTGCCGCCATGACTAACCATTTTGAACCGTCGGGCATTGTTAGTTCGGTTCTTTGAAATGACCATTTGACCTTTGCGTTGAACTTGTCTTTCAAGATTGGGGCCAACGCTTGAAAAGTAGCTGTGGCCAATGAAAGGTTGTGGGCTACGGAAATCACGGTTTGGGGTTTGCCGCGCCGTGTTGCTTCGACTGTTAGAAACCAACCAATCAAGGCTTGAACACATACGGTTTTGCCCGACTGCCGGGCCACGGAAACCAAACTTTGCTTGTGGATCAAATCAAGGTTTTCATCATGTGCCAATTGGCCGGTTAGTGCGCGAACTTGCCACGGCATGAGATCAACACCCAAAAATAGTTTCGCCCAATCCGCAACATCAGGCCCAAAAGACGCCGAAGGTCGAATGGGTGTTTCCAATCTAGGGCCGATCATTCCCGACCTGCCCAATTCGTTTTGCGCTTCGGCGAATTCTTCCGAATCCGTGTCAATCATGGGTTTCGCGTATATATCGACGAA